CTTGGAAAACACCAGTGAACCAGCCGGAACACGTATTGGTGCCAAGACAGAACAATCTAATCAGCAACAGCCCAATCAGCAACAGCCCAATCAGCAGCGAACCAATCCGCCCAATCCAAATCAGCCAAACCCCAATAAGTCATAAGGAACGGCGCATGGTAGAACGCTTCAATAAACCTACAGTAAAAGGCGTTATTACTAGTCCGCAACAGGCTTATTTGTTGAATCCTGGTAATAACAATATTTTGGTTAATCGACTAACTACTGTTGCCCATATTACGCCTACAATTGCTACTAATTTGCCACCAGTGCAACAATCGTCTTCCGCTGGCAGAAACGTTCCTGTTAGAACTGGAAGAAGGTAAGTGTCGGAACGCGCACAGATCATTGAAACGCCACCACATTACGATGTTGTGGTGGCGTTTATGACTGTTTTCTTTCCACAATACTTTGATCCTGAGTCGCCCAGTTATGTCGATCCAGAAATAATGAAGCAACTGATTTGGTTAGCTGAAGAAGCTAGACCGTGGTGTTTACCGGAAGGTAAACAAGATTTTGCCCAAGCTATGTATGCAGCGTATTTGGTATCATTACGCAGTGAGACTAGTTCTGGTAGTATAAGTATTCCAGTTGCTGGTCCGATTGTTTCAGAAAAGGAAGGTGATATTCAAGTAAACTATGCTGCGCCAGCTTCTGGTGGTTCAACTAGTTCTGCATCAAAACGTCCTGCATCTGATCCGTGGGATGCATGGAATAAACTATGGTCAATTTGTGGTAGAGGCGCGATTACCACTCGTTTCGGTGATCCGATGCGTAATGGAGTTGTAGTAAGTAATGAATTGGTAGTAAGAGCCAGAGCAATATGACAGTAAAAGTAATAGATAAAGACTTAGGCTATAAACGCATTGCTTTGAACTTCAAAGAATTGAAGGGCAAAGGGGTTAAAGTAGGTATCATGGGCAGTCAAACTGCTGATGGTACTTCTATTGTTGATTATGCTACTTATAATGAATTCGGTACCGCAAGGATACCGGCTAGACCATTTATGACCATAACTGCTGATAAAAATCGTGATAAAGTGCAGGCATTTACTGGTCATTTGGTCGGTCGGATGATCGATGGTAAACTAGATTCCACTAGTGTATTGAAAAACCTTGGGGAATGGTATCAAGCACAAATGCAACTAAGTGTGCGAAGTGCGAAAGATTGGGCAATTCCCAATGCACCAAGTACAATTGCCATGAAAGGCTCTAGTTCGCCATTGATTGATAAAGGTAGACTAGTACAAGCTATTCGTTACGAAATAGTTGGCGATACGAAGAATAGTGCTAGTGTTACTGCTAAACCGAGTAAATATAGTGAAGGTGCAGCTAGATTGGCTTCAAGATTAGCAGGCATGAAGTAGTGGCAACATCGTTCCGCAAACCATTTCAGGTATTGAAGCGGAATATTGGCTATTTTGCCAACGGTATCTACCATATTGACGATCAAGCTGGCACAATCATTACTGTGCAAGCTACCATCCAAATGCCAAATGTTGGCGATAAGATGAAAATTGACGAATCGCCTTATGGTAGGCGAGCCGCTCGTTTTATTACGGTTTATACTGACACTCGACTAAATTGCGTGCAACAAGAAATTCAAGGAATGCGTAATGCTTACGCTGGTGACATAATTTTCTATGATGACTCGCAATACCTGATTTTTGGCGAATATGACTATACTATGCTTTCTCGGTCTAGAAGCACAAGTGTCTCCCATTGGAAATATCTCGCTTGCGAGACAATTGAAGGATTTGTGGAAGAAGTGGCACCGTGATACCTAAGCTATATGATCTAATAAATCACGCAATCAATACTGTCGGCCAGGAGAACATCCAAATCATCTGGTCGTTTCAAAATGCTGTTAGAGTTAATAAGCCATATATTACACTAAACTATACTGCCGACGATTTGCCTGATCATGAATGGTATAGTAATGAAATCGATGAACGTGGTTTTAGAACAATGTCGTCTTGGCGTAAAGCGGTAGTAGATTTGCAAGTATATGCTGCACATGATTCGTTGCGCTTGGCAAATAGACTATCACAACTCCTGGCGACAGAAGTTAGCTTAGAACAACAACAACGACTGGATGTATCGATCGGTAATAGATTGATGTTGCAACGTATACCGGCGTTACTGAATAATTCGCAGTATGAAGATAGAGCAATTTACCACTTTGATTTCTACTATACTGAGAACTACGATGAAGACGTAGGCTTCATCGCAACAGTAGTTATCGAAGGCGATTATAGTGGATCGCTAACTAATCAAACCTGCGAAGAAACAATATCTATTCCCTACATTGAGACGCAACCTCCGGGTAATGTCGGCACACCAGATGAAGGACAACCATAATGGCGAATATTGATCGTATCGTTCAAGTATCTATTGCACTACGCACTGCTGGTATTACTTCAGCAACCTTTAGTGATTTGTTGTTGTTTGGCCCATTTATTAAACCGGCTGGTAGCACAGCTAATGTATATATCATTACTGATCCGGATGAACTACTGGATACCTTTGGTATCGTAGATAGTGATGATCCAATGTATCAGGCGGCATCTACCTTCTTTAGTCAAATACCACATCCGCCACGTTTGTTTATTGGTTTCGATGCCAATTCGAGCGATGTTGCGGCTGATCTAGCAGCATTGTCTGATGAGAATAATGATTGGTATGGTATTTGTAACGTTAAGCATGACAGTACACAAGTACTAGATATTGCTGATTGGGTAGAAGCCCATGAAAAGATTTTCGTTACTACACTGCATGATAGTGTAGATATTTCGGCACCACCAACCGATACTACTTCGATAGCACATAAATTGATGGAAGGTAATTATTTCCGCACTGCTTGGTGGTGGAATCCTAGCCTAACGGAATTTCCGGATGTTGCTATTGCATCGAAGATGTTCACCAAATATCCCGGCCAGGAGACTTGGGCTAATCAACGCCTACAGGCTGTTACTTCTACTTTCTTGAATGAAACTACTTTCAATAACATCTATGCTAAGAACGGTAATACTTTTGAACCGTTCCGTAACGTTTCCATTACTCAGAATGGTAAAACTTCTGGTGGCGAATGGATCGATGTAATAAGGTTCCGCGATTGGTTGTGTGAGGAAATAAAAGTTACGATCTTTCAACAGATGATCGATAACCGTATTCCCTATACTGATCCGGGAATTGCAATTATTCGTAGTAGACTACAGCAAGCTTTGGATCGTGGCGTAAATCGTGGTGGTATTGCGCCTCCGGAAGTTGATATTGAAGGTAACTATGTGCCGAGTTATACAATTTCCGTTCCACTATCAATGACGATTTCGGCTAATGATAAGGCTAACCGCATACTCAGAGACGTTTACTTCACAGCGCGTTTGGCTGGCGCTATTCATGTTGTGCAAGTGCAAGGAACGCTAACGTACGAGTCACTAGCTGTTAGTGCAGCAACCGCAGCATAAGGAGGAATAATACATGCCGGGTATTCGTACTTATAATGCAGCAAGGGTCGTGGTGATTTACAACGGATTTAATATCACGGGGTTTGCTGACGGTACATTCATCAACATTACTATGCAGAATGATGGTATTACTACGCAAGTTGGTGCCGATGGAGAACTTGCCAGAGCAGTTAACGCTGACCGACGTTGTACAGTCACAGTTACGCTACAGCAAACATCTCCTGCTAATGATTTTCTTTCTACAATGTTTGCTGTTGATGCTCTTACTTGTGGCGGTCGCATTGGTCCTATACTAGTACAGGATCTTTGTGGTGATACTTTGTTTGCCGCATCGGAAGCATGGATCGTTAAGCCTGCCGATATTGAATTTGGCAAGGAAGTAACGACTCGCGCATGGGCAATTCATACTGGTGCTCCTGGCGTATATCTAGTAGGTGGTAATGCGGCAACAGGTTAATTGTTATGCCTGCGGCTGATCAGAAACGAGTAGAATTTGTACTAGATAACGGCAACAAATTCTTTATAAGACGTTACGATGCGTTTCTTTCGTTACGAATACTTGGTGAAGTGCAGAAACGATTTCTTTCGCCATTTGCTGCAATAATGGACGCAAGAAGTGGTAATAGTAATGGTATCGATGGTGAATCGGTAGCAATTGATAGGCTATCGAAAAGTCTAGATGGCGACTCACTAGTTGACTTGGCTAAGAAAGTGCTAAATCCTGATTTTGTTTCTGTAATGATTGATGATGATCCACCAGAACGCATTGACGAAGGTTTACTAAACCGCGCCACTGATAGTGTCTACGATGTGGTAGCTGTTATCTACAAAGTATTGGAGGTAAACTACAAAGAGCTTTTTACGCGAGGCAAAACCCTTATTGGCGAGGCAACGTCACCTACGGCACAGCTTTAGGGGTTTTGCGAGAAGATTTCGCAGAAGAATTAATAATTTGGCGTCCAGTAATGGAAGGTTTAGTTTCATTAGCCGATGTAAAAACTGGACTAATTGATATAGTTGACTTGACTAAGCTTAATTCGCTAATGGATATGAAGGCGGCTTACGAACAAAAGTCTATGGAAGACGCTCAAAGGAAGTAGTTAATTTGGCAGTTGTCCGTGAACTCATTACGCTGCTGGGAACTGAGGTAGATACCTCGGGTTTTCAACAGTATGAAACTGGTATTGCGCGGCTTAAGTCACTAGCAATCAATGCTGCCAAATTCATTGGTATTGCATTTTCAGTTGATAAAATTATAGAATTCGCTGACGGACTCGTTACGGCAGGGAAAGAAATAAATAAGTTATCGGCCCAATTAAAAGTAATTGCTCGGCCATTTGATGATATGGCCGCCGCCCAGGAGAAAGTCTTTGAAACTGCACAAGAACTTGGCCTAGCCTACAATACTGTATTAGCTACTTACAAAGAATTTCAGAATGAAATGCGGGAAACCACTGTTCCCGCCAATGATATTGTCGAAGCAACTAGAAATATCTACAAAACGTTACAAGTTAGTAGGCTATCTGCCGAAGGTATGGCAGAAGCAATGGAGTTGTTTAATCGTTCTTTCCAGCGTGGATCGTTTCGATCGGTTGGTATCGGTAGATTACAAGATATCTCTCCGCGCACTTTCGATGTATTAGCGCAACACTTTGAGAATTTAAGACAAAAAGGTGAATCAAATGAAGATATGCTACGGCGACTTGCCAAAGCTGGCAAAGTAACGGCTGAAGAAGTTGTCAAAGCTTTTGCTAAAGCTAATAAACAATTAGATGAAGAATGGAGTAAAGTTCCACAAAAGTTAGATAAAGCTTTTGAGAAAATTAAGAACGATCTTACGGACGTTATCGCACGTATATACAAAATGACTGACGCCTCGGTGTTTATGGGCCGAGTGGTTTGGGGTATTTGGGTAACATTACGCACAGGAGTCAAATGGCTCGTTGATGCAATGGGTGGATTAGAGAGTGCAATTAATCTAGTTGGTATTGCATTAGTTTTGGTGTTTGGTCCGAAACTAATTCAAATGCTTGCATTTGCTACTGCATCTATGCTTAGATTTGTTTATACAAGTTGGGCTGCGGTATTACCTTGGTTGGGTATGGCGGCAGCAATTGCGGCCGTTGCTGTTGCGATACAAGATATATCGTATTGGATACAGGATAAACCCAATTTTATTGGTACTTGGGTCGGTCCATTCAAAGATCTAAAGAAGAACTTTGCTCAACTAGATATCTTTGCCGGTTTCCGTACTCTTAAAGATATATTTACTCTTGATTTTGAAGCCTTCAAGAAAGACTTCAAGATATTACGTGAAAGCACTGAAGCCGAAGTATTGCTTATCGTTGCTGCTATTGGTTCGATTGCCATTGCTTTGTTTTTCTTAATACCGTTAATTAGAGGGGTTAGAGGCGCATTCAAACTACTAACACCAGCCGTTAAAGAAACTGCTAGTGCAGCAAAAGGTGAAGCATTACCGGGAACTGGTGGTAAAACTACTGGTAAACCCGGTGTTGTTCCGGAAGTATTACCCGGCACTCCTGGCAAACCGAGTGTTAGTGTAACTCCAGAAAGAAATCCGTGGACCGGAGAACCGATTAAGATTACGCCAGCAGAAGTTGGTCCAGGGTTTATGTCGCGGATTGGTGGTTTCACCAAGAATTTAGTTAAAGGTGGTTTAGCTAGTCTTGGCTTTACTTTGTTTGATATTGCCGCTGATAAACTCGTTAACGAACCAGCACTAGGCGAAGGTTTTATAGATCGTTTCCGTAAAGGTTTGAGCGGTGGTATTGCTGGTTTCGTTGCTGAAATGCTTAATCCAAAGGAGATTGTTACTGGAGTTGGTAGTTTACTACCACCAACTGAAGTATTGCCAGAACAACAGAAACCGAAGTGGCAATCAGATATTGAGAATTACTTGAACCAACCGACAACATCAGTCACGCCAGGAGCAATGGGACCGCCCGTTGCGCCTACTCCAGTTAGTACTACTGTTGCGCCAACATTTAATCAAAACATTGGAGGTATTAGGATCGAAACAACTCTTGATGCAGAACAAATTGCTAAGGTATTGGGTAGTCGTATTACTGCTATGACCACTGATTTGTTTAGTTCATTTACTAGGGATATGCAAACTACTGCGCCTAGAGTAGAAGCGGCGACGCAAAACTAATGAATTTTTCCATGTTCTTTGCGATTGGCCAAAGCAAGTTAGGTTACTTGTCGCTCGATGTATTGGTGTCAGA